GATTTGAAAGCGTTGATGATATTGTAGATTTCTTTACTGAGGATAAACCAGAGGACTGGAGACAACGAGACTAATGGATTACGAAGAGTTCTTAGATATGCCTGCAACATTTATGGATGATATGTTACAGGTAATTTCATTGAAGAACAAGTATCGGTTAGACTTTACAGAAGAAGAAAAGCAAATCAACGAGCACCTGATGACATATTGGGAAGAGATGAAGCTCAATGAGTTAAGAGGAAAGTTTGAAAGATGTTGGAATATTGATGACGTATAGTTATGTTAAGAAACGCACACAAAACTAATAGATAGTAATAGAATAGTAAGGTCATAAAAATGAACGAAATGTTTTTGTTATGATGTTCTTTGTGCGTGGAGGTTATTATGCACAATTTAATTTCTTACAATCAACTTGCTGCCTGGAATCATTTAGAGAAAACAATTGATGAGTATGTAAATCAAGAAGAGTTAATTAACGATTATTATCAGTGTTTAATTGAGTGTGATGATAATCAACAAACGTGTAAACGTATCTGCAAAATGATTTTATCCTCCTGAACCAGTTTCACATCCGTCCATTAACCCTTGACAAATCCTGTCAGGGGTTTTATTATGGCCATACAACTGAGACATGCCATGTCTAACAAAGCACTCATCAAAAAACTCAAAAATGCTTATGTAACATGCTTTGATTGTGGCACCAAATATGGTGTATATTCTGTTGGATGTTCTTCTGTATGGGAAGGCAAGTGTGATGTCTGTGGTGAAACTAAACCAGTGACAGAAGCACGGGATTATGTTTACTTTGTAACTGGTATTCGCAAACTTACTCTTGAAGACAATGCAGCGAAAAGTAACAGTCAAACCAAAATCCAGCAAGGCTAAAAACCGTCTTGCTAACATCATGAACAACAATCCTATTTGCATTGTAGAACAGGATACTGGTGGTAAGTTGTTTCTTGCCTCAGAAAATCGTAAATACTTTTTCTGGGTATCAACTCGCACTGGCACTAATCGCTTCGGTGACAAATCTGACGCACACTGGGAAGTATTATGACTTATGATGAACTCTATGATCATGTGGTAAACTATGTTGCTATGCCACATACTGCTATCACAGTGCATGATAAACGCCGTGCTTGTCTTATTCTAGGTGCTTTTATGGAGTTTATTCTTGATTGTCAAGATGCTGGTATTGATTTGAATACGATTGATACTACTGGTATTGTGAATGTAAAACTTGATGAACTGGAGGGTAAATGAAACCTAAACTCTATGTTATTCTAGAACAAGCAATTGAAGAAGGTGTCCGATCTGGATGGCATCGAGCTTATAAGCACAATGACAAACCACATGAAGATGCAGTCAAAGAGTTTATTGCAGATGCTGTAATGTCTGCTATTCATGAATACTTTACCTTTGATGAGGATGAGTACCGATGAAACCACGAAAATTTGTTCATTTTACTCGTGCTATTGATAAGCATGGAGTTCATCATCTTGATGCTATTGATGAATTTGGACGACACTGGTATGCTACCATGCAGCAGAATGAAGAATCTTGGCTCACTTATGTTGAACACTGGAATTTGAGGACACACTGATGACTGACGAACAAATTGAAATGCTCCGCCGTCTTATTCAAGATGAGATTGAAGTTGCTGGTGTTGATGGTATGGAACACGGTGTCTGGGGTTGGATGGATAGTCAATTAGACAAACGCTGGAAACAGTTTCAGGAGAGTTTTAATGACTGAAGATATGCCCTGGGTTAATCTGACTCAAGAAGAAGTTGAAGAACTTCGTAGTAAGAAACAAGAACTCACACAATACGGAAAGGAAAAAATCCGAGAACTTATGAACAACCAAGAACCTTACCCTGATGCTATGTTTGAAGAAGCAGAGCGTCGTGAAGCAGCAAACAAACAAATGACTGACGAAGAATATGATAAGTTTGTCAATATCCAACCAAGAAAAACTCTTGAAGAAATGACACGCAAAGAACGTGTGGATTCAGCTATTCAAGAGATCTGGTATCTTGTTCAAGGCGGACAGAATGGTAGAGAATATGCCGATAGTATCTTCTACATCATCAAAGTATTGGAAAGTCTGGTATAATATCAGGATTTCGAATAAACTTCATTTATCAGGAAAACAACTATGATCGACAAAACCTGGACAGTAATGAACGATCTCCAAGATGCATTTAATGAGATCACCACGTTTAGTTTCTTGCTTGACAAGCTACAAGAAGCAGTAAATGCTAACGATACTCAACGTATTGTTGACACCACTGCTGCACTGAATGCCTTTTACACACCCTATTGCAATAACTGGGATGATAAATTTAAAGTTGCATGGGAGCATGTAGTTAAGGGTAAGAATTTACTTCCTGATCACTGGGAAGAAGATGCTGAGGAAGAGCTATGAGTCGCTTTGTAAAAAATCCAGATGAAATTGTTCTAGAAAATGTTAGAATGTTTCATTATGAAGTTATGGAACCTGGTAAGGCATCCTGGATCGGTATCTATATGGATGATGGTAAGATCTACCACATGAATATTGGTGCCGAAAATCTTCGTGTTTACTATAGTAATGAGAGTGAATGATGAAAAGACATCAACTTAAATCCCAGTGGTACTATATCTTCTGGGGTTCCATGGCAGTAGCTGTTGTGAGTGGTCAGATTTATGTTGGTTTTGGTTATCGACAGATGGCACAAGCAACTAAGAGCACAGCTATTAGTGTTACATGCATTCCAGAGTATATTACTCCGTCTAATATTGCACACCCCTTGAGGCGAGAGTTTGAGTAATACGTCAGCAAATGCAACTATTTTGTGTTGCAAACCGAACCTTTAAAATAAATATTTGAAACTCTGAATTTGTATGGACTCTATTGAATCGCACATTCAACAGGATAAGAAGATTCTTGACGATCCTCAAACATCTCCACAAGCTCGTAGGCATACAGAGGAAGAGCTGGATGCTTTAGAGAAGTGGTTAGAGAATCATCCAGATGATCATCACGATCCAACACCACTGGAGTTGTTTTGTGATACCAATCCAGATGCTTTAGAATGTAGAATTTATGAAGATTGATGACACACATAGCAGTTGAAATCTTAAATAATCCCATTAGTTTGGGCATACTCTGCTTCTGCCTTGTTATGCTACCCATTATAGGAATAGCTACAATACATGAGTCACCGAATGAATCAAATAAACCCAGAGAAGTTGATAACGCAGAGGGAGTGTAAGGAGATGATTGATGCTGCTATACGAAGGCACAATCGGAATGCTTCCGTTATTTCTATGTGTGTTGGTTGGGTGGTTCTTGCTTTATTTGCTGAAGGATTGCTAAGACTTATTGGAGTTATCCCACCTATGTTCCCATGGCTCAACATTACGCTGCAATAATTGGTATTGTTTTTCTCTTGGTATTTGCTGCCACGATGTTCTATCAGGGAACATGTATTATGCGTGGGAAGCGTGGATATTCTTTAAGAGATTATCTTAAGCAAGATAGCACAAACATGCGTAAAAGAATAGAAGAAATACTCAAAGACAAATGACTATCTTTACTGAAAAAGATTTAAAACAACTACAAGAAAGAGTTCTTCAGCAAAAGATGGATGAACTTTTCGATGAGCCATCGACCTATGAAGATGAAGATGATGAGTAAATTAATGTTTAATGCCCTTACTGTTTTTGGTATTGTAGGAATTTTTATAGTCTGGGGTCTCAATCATGCCTACCCATCATAAATGATATGAAAAAAATCATCTCTCTTATTGTTTTATCAGCTCTACTTCAAGGATCATCTTTAGAACCAAAACAACCAACTGTGCCTGCATATAGTGCAGCAGCTATGGGTTGTATGATACTTCTGGAATGCACTGAGGGTGTAGAGCAACTTACACCAGAATCAGAGATATTTAAATCTTCAGATTTTGATTTATTCCGAGATGAAATCAAAGCAATTCTGACTGGTTTAGTTGCTAGTAAGGTGCCTGTGTATCTTGCACCAAAGAGATATTTTACACCAGGAACTATTGGTCTCTACAAACCCGACCTCAATCGCCTTTATATTAGTGAATATCTTCTCAGAGACCCCAGAGAATTTTTAGGCACGCTTCGTCACGAAGGATGGCACGCTGTCCAAGATTGCATGGCAGGTGGTATCAGCACACCATTTATGGCACAAGTCCATCAAGATAAAGAGATACCTGATTGGGTCGTCAAGCAAACGACAAGAACCTATACTGCTGCTGGTATGGCTCGTGCGATTCCTTGGGAGTCCGATGCTAACTGGGCAGAGGAGCAATCTAATCAAACGGTCAAATACCTTGAGATGTGTGCTACAGGACCCTTGTGGGAGCAGGTAAGACCCACTCCGATGACGATGGAATGGTTGATTGGTTGTGGATGGATGAAACCACAAGAGGGTCATGAAGTTTATACTCCAAATCAAAAAGCAGATTTTTGTACGCCAGGTAAGTTCTAATGCTTCCCCACGACTGGAGACATAAAGATGAGAACTGGCAGAAGAGACATTTTGTTCTCTCTGCTTTTGTTCGTATGAAAATTCCTCTGACTAAAGATGTGTATGAGTTTTGTGATTACATCATCAGTCAGGGGTATTCCTTTAGCTTATCTTGTCTGAATGAAGTTGATATTGAGGTACGAAGAGAGTATCAAAAATACCTTCAGATCATTTCTTAACCAACCCCTAGTTGACAGACGGTTCCATCGTGTGATAAGATACTGATGCCTAAGAAATTCTTGAGCATTCGTTCTATGGAAATTAAACGTATGAAATTCGCAATCGCAGCTGTCGCAGCTGCTCCTTTCCTTGCCACCGCTGCGTTCGCTGGCCCTTATGTAAATGTAGAAGCTAATGCTGGTCTTACTGGCGCTAACTACACTGGTACAGTCACCGAAGCACACGTTGGTTATGATTTTGCTCTGAGCGATACCGTTAGTGGTTATGCTCAAGTTGGTCCTGCTCTGCTCACTCCCGATGGTGGTAGTGCAA